AAGATGACCGTAACTATGGAATGGCTGTAAAATCAAATATGACATTCAACTGGTCGGGGCGAGAGGATTCGAACCTCCGACCCCCTGAACCCCATTCAAAAAAGAACACATTTTAAACCTCTTCTTTTCTCTTCATTTCTTTTCAAAAGTGCTTGACATTCCTTGAAAAATCCTCTATTTTTCTTTTCATAGCTTTTCAGACTTTTGCACCCTTAACAGAGTCAATCTTGTACCCGAGCTTGTACCCCGGCCTACAACTGAGGAAGAATCAGAGGGTCGGGGATAACTTATTTTATAAAGGATTATCTCATGTCATTGACTGATTTGCAAGTCCACAAAATGAAACCAAAGGCGTATCGCTTTGAAGTCCTGGACAGCAAAGGGCTCTACATTCGGATTACACCGAAAGGACATAAGTCGTGGGTATTCAGGTACAATTTTGAAGGAAAGGCACGTCGTATGACCCTGGGAAGTTATGGTTCGATGAGTTTGGCTTACGCAAGGGAATCACATGCCTTAGCGATGCAGGATATTGAGAAAGGCATTGACCCCGGCAAAAAAGCGCAAGAGGCAAAGAAAAATCTTAAAGAATCGCCTACAATTCAAGATATTATCAACGAGCTTTGGAATCACGAATTACAGAACAAACGGAGCGGATCGGAAACCTACAGACTTTTAAAAAAAGATGTTTGTCCTGTGTGGGGCAAGCGCAAAGCGACCGATATTAAGCGAAGAGACATTGTGCTTTTGCTTGACGGGATTGTGGACCGGGGCGCACCTATTACAAGAAATCGCGTTCATTCTGCTCTAACCAGACTTTTCAATTTTACAGCCGAGCGAGGTGTCATAGATGATTCACCCTGCACACGAATTAGAAAAATTCCGGAGAAAGGCCGCAGTCGTGTTTTAACTGATGAAGAAATTAAGCTTTTGTGGGAGGCCCTGGATTTGGAAAGAAAGGATATTGATATTTACAGGGTATCCAAGTTGGCGCTTAAGATGATTCTTCTGACCGGCCAGCGCCCCGGTGAAGTCTGCGGCATGACCTGGGCGGAAATCGATAACGAGTTCTGGAATATTCCGGCCGAACGTATGAAAAACGGCACGCCCCATCGGGTCCCACTAAATCAAATGGCTTGCGATGTTATCGAACAGGCTCGAATTTATTCCGGCAAATGTGATTTTGTTTTTGAATCGTCTTACAAACCAGGCCGGGCTATTGGTGCACACTCGCTTAGTCGTGCCATAATACGCCATTGGTCGGAATTCGGATTTCAGGAAGCGTTTGTCCCGCATGACCTGAGAAGAACTTTTCGCACAAGGTTGGCGGAGCTGAGTGTATCGGATATTGTCGCGGAGCGTGTTTTGGGTCACAAGCTGCAGGGGGTATTAGGAATTTATAACCGTCACTCCTACGATGTGGAAAAGCGTCAAGCCCTTGCCTTATGGGAACGGCGTTTGGGTGAAATTTTGGGCCTTACCGAACCAATTTCAAATGTAATTCCATTTGAGGCGCGCCATGCCTAAAAAATAAACTTTATATTAAGTACCGGTTAGCATTTCTTCTAGTCTTATATACATAATTGAAATAAGAACTTAGTTTCTTTAAGTTAGACGAAAAATTAATATTTCCTTAATGTTCCGCTCATTTCTACTCATTTCCCCTCCTTTCCCCTCATTTCCCTTCATTTCCAACTATTTGAAATCATAAGCCTTTTTTCCCTTTACAAAGCTTCCTGTCTTCTTTAAATTATCTGCCAGATATAAAAAACGACAGACATTTTTTGATGGAGGTGCAGCATGAGCGATGAAAGAGTTGTCAGGAAACCAGAACTTTTTTCAAGGATTGGCCTTTGTGATGTAACAATTTGGAGAATGGAAAAGGCCGGGAAATTTCCAAAGAGGATCACAATTGGAAGCAATGCTGTCGGTTGGTTAAACAGCGAAATTGAAGATTGGCTAGCTCATAGAGCCGCGGATAGATGAAGAAAGGCGGTTTCTATTGGAAGCGCGAACTTTACCAAAGTCTAGCATTTTTGGATCTTCATAAAAATGCAATGCTAATGCTGGTCGCGCTTATGGACGTGAGGAAAAGAGAGTATCCATCTCAGGCAAGAGACAAGAAGGGACGCAAACGCAAACCGGAATTTATTAACTTAGATCGGCTCGAAATGCCTTATACAACCTTGCAGAAAGTTTATGGCATGCATCAAGCGGGAATTACTCGTGCCGTAGACAAACTGCTCGCTAACGGATTCGTTAAAATATCACATTATGGCGGTTTAGGCAAGCACGATACAGCACGATACGCGTTGGTTAATGACTACCTGAAGTGGGAGCCTGGCACTGTTTTCAGGAAGCGTACTCGCGATGTCAAGATGGGTTACCAGGGTAGGCGCTTAGGTGCTACAAAACCGGGTGCTGAAAAAAAACTCGCACGCAAAACGGTACCCTTAGCATACGCACCAAAACGGTACCCTTAGCGAAAACTCTCGCACGCAAAACGGTACCCTTGGAAAACCGCCACTTTCACCCGTAAGTGCTAGAGAATAAAAAGGAAACCCCTCTTTTATGATAGTTTGCACAAGGGTACCGAAATAGTGCGTAATTACATGTATAACCATGCCTGTATTTCAAAAGAGGGGTTAAGGTTTTGATTTCCAAGGTTCTAAAAAGAGGGTTAAAGGGTTTTCGGCCGATTGCGGGATACAGGCGATTTTAACTATTCACCGAGGTACTCCAAATGAGCTACAAACCATACGGCAAGACTAAAAAAATACTAGACAAGGCGATGGAACACATAAAGAGCGTTGAATACCAAGTTTCTGTCAGGTGGGTTTTTTACCGTCTATTGCAGGATAGTTATTATTCGAAAAAAAGTGATTATACTAAATTTATTTTACTAACAAGTAGGGCGCGAAAAGCATGGTACGATAAGTGGACACCTTCAATCTTATCGGATGATACGCGGTCAATGAGTATTTATAAATTCGATGGGCTTACTCATGAACCGGATATAGACGCTCTGATTAGCGAACAAACTCAAGATGCAATAGAAACGATTGAATACTTCGAGGATCAGCTAAGGGATTATTGCCACTTTTTTAATTATGAGGTCGACCCTAATTGTTATCAACCCTACATTTGTGTAATCTTATTCGAAGCAAGGGCGATGTTGCAGCAGTTCAAGACTTATGCTGATGATCTCACTCTGTGTCCTTGCGGCGGTCAGCCTTCTATACCTCATAAGTGGAAAATTGCTAAATACCTGGAAGAACTTTCTCTACGCTATGGTAAACCCATAAAGGTGCTGTATTTTGGAGATCTGGACGATGCCGGGGAAAAGATATTTAACTGCACTATGAAAGACATATTAAAATGGTGTGATAGTGAAGTTGAATTTTTACGATGTGGGTTAACAGAAAGCCAAGCAGCGAACTATCAGATACCAGAGAATTTTGAACATCCGGGCGCCTTCCAATGGGAGGCACTCACTGATGCACAAGCAAAGGAAATTATAGTTGAAAGTTTGAAATTGTATCACAACTTTGATGCTAAGATGGAAGCAACAAAGCGAGCAGAACATATAAGTTTATTTGTGAATAATGCAGTTAATGAAGTTATAGCCAATAGGGTATAATGATTATCCTTGAACTTTTCGAGAATAGTCTTACATTCCAATGGAGGTACAAATTGAATACTACACTAAAGAGCAAAGAATTTCAGAGGTTACTTACCCAAGTCCCGGGGTTATTCCGTGAGCGCAATCCAGACAGGATCATAAAATGGTTGGTTGAGTCACAGCGTTTATCAAATGTGCTAACTAACAATAATGTTCTTTCTTCTCTTCTGATTAATTACATTGCCATGGTACAACAACTTTATAATACATGGTTGGAAGTTTTCAGGGAGGGGGGAATATTAATTGAAAGCGAAGAAGAACTGATGCATGGCTAACAAACCGAACAAATACTGCATAAAATTTCCATGTCGCAATCTAGCCGTGCCGGGATCTTCTTATTGTATTGAACACCAACCGGCAAGAGCACCGAAAAAGGCAGAGCCTTTCTATGTATCTGTGAGATGGAGACGTTTTAGGGATTGGTATATTGGGAACCATCCGCTTTGCGAGATGTGTCAGGCCGAAGGACGGGGGGAGGTTCCAGCGGTTATCGTTGACCACATTGTAGAGCTGAAAGACGGCGGCAAACCTCTTGATGAAAGCAACGCGCAGTCACTGTGTCGAGCTTGCCACAACAGGAAGACCGCCACAGAAAAGAAGAAGAGAGGCGCAATTGTTTATGCTTATTGATAAAAATCATCAGCGACCCTGGAGAAACAACCGGCCGGTTAGCGAAGTTGTGAGTTAATTTAACATGGGTGCAAGAGGACCGAAATCAGCAGCAAAAAGGTCGGCTAAGCCAGTCAAGTCATGGCGGGGTAAGACCCCCCCATGGGAACGGAAGGGCCTTTCCAGGGCCGAAAGGGTTATCCGCTTCTGCGAATGCCTGCCGATCACCTCGGGGATCTTTGCAGGCCGGAAATTAAAACTGAGGCCATGGCAGAAAAAAATTATCAAGTCTATTTACAAAGTTAAGAACCGACGACGTCAGATCAGAACTGCTTTAATCACTATGCCTCGTAAAAACGGAAAATCACAACTTGCGGCGGCACTTGCACTCTGTCACTTACTGGGACCCGAATCAGAACCACGCGGCCAGGTCTACAGCGCGGCAGCAGATAGGCAACAAGCATCAATCATTTTTAAAGAGATGGAAGCAATCATCCTGCGTATTCCTGAATTTGAGCAGCGATGCCAGATTCAAAGTTTTCACAAACGCATCACAGACTATGAAACAGGTTCAGAGTACCATGCAATGTCCTCAGACTGCCGGAAAGCGCTGGGACTTTCACCTTCATTTATTATTTATGACGAACTTTCTCAGGCAAAAGACCGCGAGCTCTACGATAATCTTGTCACCGGCACCGGGGCCAGGAAAGAACCTCTTGCCATTGTCATATCGACACAATCACCGGATCCGAACCATATAATGAGCGAGCTCGTTGACTACGGTTTAAAGATTGACGAGGGCAGCCTTCCCAAAGATCCTACTTTTCATTCAACAATTTTTGTAGCACCGGAAGATTCCGACCCTTGGGACGAAGAGACATGGTTCGCCTGTAATCCTGCTCTTGATGATTTTCGATCCCTGGAAGAGATGCGGAACTTTGCAGAACAGGCAAAAAAAATACCAGCGAAAGAAAATGTATTTAGAAATCTCTACCTTAATCAGCGGGTGGATTCAGCGGCAAGGTGGATATCCTCAAGCGATTTTGACGCTTGCGTGGGAAATATTCCAGACCTTACAGGCAGGGAATGCTACGCGGGGTTAGACTTATCTTCAACACAGGATTTGAGTGCACTAAGCCTTTGTTTTGCGCCATTAAGTGAGGATGAGCCTTTTTATATCCTTTCGTTTGCGTGGTGTCCCTCAGAGGCCATTCAGGTGCGTTCTAATCGAGATCGAGTGCCTTATGACCTATGGGAGCGGCAGGAATACATTGAGAGTACACCGGGGGCCGTGGTGGACTATAATTTCATCCTTCGGCGTATCGATAAACTTGCAAAGCAATATGATCTCCGGGCGGTTCTCTTCGACAGATGGGGGGCAACAAAGATCGTACAGGAATTAGAAGCCAGAGGGATGAGTATTCTTGAATTTGGTCAGGGATTCAAGTCGATGTCTCCCCCGACAAAGGAAATGGAAAAGCTAATCCTGGAACGGCGAATCATGTTTCCAGAAAGTCCGGCATTGCGTTGGTGTTTTTCAAATGTGATTTGCGAATCAGATGCAGCCGGGAATTTGAAACCAAGCAAGAAGAGATCAAGAGAAAAGATAGACATGGTGGTGGCGTCAATCATGGCGCTTGATGGAGCGATCCGAAATCAGAAAAAGGATTTTGAACCGACTATTTATTTTTTATAATCTGAATATTTAACAACAAAATCAGGCAGGTTGTAAGCCAGCTACTCACAACCTAAAGCAAAAAAGGGCCATGTGGGGCCACATACTCGCATGGTCTTTTTTTGTGGCCTGAACTTTAACCAACAAAAACGGAGGTAACACAAAATGCACAAACGAAATTTTGAAATCGACATCGGAAGCATTCGGGCAGAAACCCGGACTGTAGAGGCGAGCTTATCGAGTGAGCAGCCAGTAAAGCGCTTTGATGGCGAGGAGGTACTTTCTCATAAACCCGAGGCCGTGGACCTTAGCAGGGCACCTCTGCCGTTGCTATGTGGCCACCACAACGGCTCTCTGCCCGTGGGAGTAGTGGAGAACCTAACTGTAGCAGATGGCAAACTAAAGGGAACACTCCGTATATCAGCGAATCAGGAAAGTCTCTGGACTGATATTTGTGACGGCATAGTGCGGAATCTTTCAATCGGATATCAGATCATAAAAAAGCAGAGTACCAAACTTGGCTATATTGCCACAAAATGGATGCCCTATGAATGCAGTTTAGTAGCAGCACCCGCAGACAATACGGTCGGTATTGGCCGATCAATCAAACAAGAAAAAGGAGTACAGAGCATGGACAAGAACGACATTTTAAAAAGCAAGAAAGTGGCAGTTGCCGAATTGGCAGAACTGGCAAAAACCGGCGAGAATGCCGAACGCATGGAAGAGCTAACAGGGGAAATTAGGTCCCTTGATTTGAGGCTTGACGCCTTTGATCTTGTTGAGAAAAACAAGGTCAAGAGTGAAGAGAAGAATTTTAAGCCTGAGATTCGTGAGAATCAGGACCGGAGTCTCATCACTTCTGAGGGTGGACCCGCCTACGACAGGACCTTCGCTGGGATGTTTAACCAAAGCCGGAAATTAGAAGTCAATGAGGAAGAAATCCGGGCTTTCAGGGCTTCGATGGTAGAAGGCACATTATCGGCGGGTGGTGCGAGTGTACCCGAACCTTTGGTCGCGCAATGGCTGGACAGTTCACTCCCCGATGAAATCGTTCGACCAAGGTGCCAGGTTTGGCCAATGGAATCAGCCTCAAGGAAGGTTCCAGGATGGGATGGTTTTGACCAGTCCGGCGGGGAATATTACGGCGGTTTCGAGATGGAATTTCTCGCAGAAGAGGCCAGTGGCACGAAACAGACCGGGAAAACCCGCCTTATCGAGTTGACTGCAAAGAAGGGGGCTATTTTTGTTGATGTCAGTGCCGAGCTGATTGAAGACGGCCTTGGCTTCGAGGCCCAACTCGAAATGGCAATCAGAAAATCACTCACCCTTGGCATGGATTACCATCTGCTGAGGGGCGTTGGTTCCGGGGCTCCGTTGGGCGTTGTTAATTCTCCGGGGACGATCACCGTAAACAAAGAGAGTGGCCAGGCCGCTGATACTTTGGTGATCGAGAACGTGGCTAAAATGTTCGCCAGGATGTACCCAGCGGGCCTTAATCGGGCCGTATGGATTGCCTCCCCAACACTTTTACCTTCACTTTTGACCAAGATGGTTGTGGCCGTTGGCACCGGCGGTTCAATGGTTAACATCTTTCAGGAAGATAATGGCCAATACACCCTTTATGGCCGACCTTGCCTATTTAGTTCCTCAATGCCTGTCTTGGGCGATGCTAACGATATTATTTTTACAGATCTGACTCAGTACGCAATGGGCTTAAGGCGGCAAGTTAAGCTGGAAAAATCGATAGTGCCAGGATGGACTGAAGACCTGGTGTCCTACAGGGTGCTTGTAAGATTTGATGGTCAGGGAACCTGGTCTGCCGCAATCACCCCGCGGAATGGGGATTCGCTCTCCTGGTGTGTTGGCCTTGCCGAGCGCGCGTAATCAACCTCAATCATACAGGGTGGGTGCAGTGCACCCACCCTTTTGGAGGATCTATGGGATTTTTAGATTTTTTTAAACGTAAAAGAAGCTGGGACAATCTTGACAAATTCATGGACAGGCCTACATCTTCAGGAATCAATGTGACCGAAACTGTGGCTCTGGGGATACCGGCTGTTTATGCGTGTATCAGGGTATTAGCGGAGTCCATAGCGAGCCTGCCGCTTATCACGTACGAACGCTTACTTAATGGCGACAGACACAGAGCTACAGACTTTTCACTCTATCCCCTATTGCATGACCAGCCGAATCCCCTGATGACTTCCCTGGAGCTTCGTGAGCTCCTTGTGGGGCATCTATGCCTTAGAGGCAACGCATACTGCCTCATAGAGCGAGCGGTGGGTGAGGTAGTGGCGCTTTGGCCTTTGCATCCCGACCGCGTGAAAGTGGAAGTTGACGGTCGCGAATTGATTTATACTTATCAGAATGACGGCGTGGAAAAGAAATACAGAATGGCGGATATCCTGCATATCCGGGGATTATCCTCTGATGGCATTATCGGTTATTCACCCCTTGCTTTACTCCGTGACACCTTCGGCCATTCAAAGGCTATCTCAGATTATTCAGCGAACTATTTCAAGAATGATGCAAGTCCCGGTGGGATTTTGAGCACTCCAAATACCCTTAACGCAACGGCGGCAGCAAACTTGCGAGAGGCCTGGAACAAGGGTTATCGCGGAAGTGGCAATAAACACAAAGTTGCAGTGTTGGATAATGACCTTAAATGGCAATCGGTCGGGGTGTCGCCTCAAGATTCACAGCTTATCGAGTCACAAAAGTTTTCAGTGGTCGAAATTGCGAGGGTGTTTAGGGTGCCTCTGAACCTTGTCATGGACTATGAGAGATCGACCTATAGCAACGTCACAGAGCAGAACAGAAGCTTTCTCATCCATACCCTACAGCCGTGGCTTGAGCGCATTGAGCAGGCGATCCATAAGAGTCTCTTGACTGAGTCAGAGAAACAAAAATACTTTGTTGAGCACCTCACCCAGAACTTTCTCAAGGCTAATACGAAGGAGCGTTATCTGGCTTACAAGATTGCCAGGCAAACTGGGTTTATGAGTGTCAATGAAATTCGGCAGCTTGAGAATATGAACTCAGTGGAAGGCGGAGACATTTACGAAACAGCAGCACCGACAAAGGTATAGGGGACTGTTATTATGGCGGTAATGGAGCGAAGCTATACGGACAAAATTGTGTGCTATCCCCAACACAAGGAGGTGCACTTTTCAGAAATTAAGGACCAACAAATTGACACGTTCTCTGATGCTGACGTGCTGCCGTGGAGTTCGGGCGATTTTCGATTGACGCAAACAACTGTTTTCATAGAACGTTTTTTTAACAAGGTCCCATGCAAAGAATTAGCTGAAAGATTTGACGTTAAAGAAAACACGATTGTTTGCATGTACCGGAAGGCCGTTAAGCAGTTAGAGCGGATTATAGAAGCGTTAGATTCGCGGAGAGAGGGGGTCAAGGCGACAAAGACGGACAGGTTCACAGAGGATCAGAAATATTTTCTATTGGCTTGCATTTTTGGTTTCAGTCAGACTGAGATCGCCAAGATGTTTAACCGTGATCGAAACATGGTTAACCGGAAAGTCAAACGGCTAAGCGACCGATACAAAGCTCTCTTTGCCGGCCAGGAAATTAAAAAGGAAACCCCTCTTGAAGACCCACCTATGGAAGGCAAGCTGACCAGCGCGCAAGTTGTCAAACTGGTAGAGGCCTAGACCAAGGGTTAAGTCATAGGCAGGCCTTTAAACGGATAGCAGAACGTTATGGGGGCATTGTAGGGCGGACAGTGAACTCTCGGGGGGTCGAATCACGATATTATAAAACTCTGGCTGCGTGTAGGGCTTAGAACGTCAACACATCTTTTTTCTCATAGTTTTCATTGACTGAAGATTTTTCCCTTAGCTTTTGCTCAGCTTCAGCCACTACCTCATAAAGGGATATTATCATATCGGCTTTCAGGTCCGTGTAATTTTGTGGTGTCACTTGAATCATGTTTAGCGCTGCTTTAAAATATTCTTTATTTACGGGTGTCATAGCCATGATAGAAGCCTCCATATGAGGATGATCGGATTTTTTACTTTATATTATAAATGCTTGTCTACGACCGCCCTTCCTTCAGGATCGGCGGTTCTTTAAAGTGGCTTTTAATCTTGTACCCCATCTTGTACCCCGTTGAAAAAAGCCATAAAAAAAGGTTACGAAAACAAGCGTAACTTATTGATATAACTGGTCGGGGCGAGAGGATTCGAACCTCCGACCCCCTGAACCCCATTCAGGTGCGCTTCCAGACTGCGCCACGCCCCGACATACAGC